GTGACCATCATTCTAAGAAACAAGGTCTGTATATCTAAATTAAATTCTGTTATCAATTCTTCTTCTCGCCATCTGAATCTTAATCTTACTGTTCGTTGCTGATTGCATTATACTTAGTAGAGTTGGTAGTCTTCCATATTTTACTATGGCATCATTTACATCTTTTATGTCATCACCCCAGTTTGGAATGCTTACTTTGAATCCAAGTTCTAATGCAGGATCACAAATTTCAAGACCAGACTTATCCTGATCTGGAACGACAATGATCGTTCTGTTCAAATTTCGCAATATATCAACTTGCGTTTCGTTTATGGTATTTGATGTTAATGCACATCCGTTTATACTCAATGCATCAAATATGCCTTCAACAACAATACAGTATTGCCATTCTGGTTTTTGAAAATCATAACCAAACAAATACCCGACCTGTTGTTCTTTAATGAACTTTGGTGTGCGGTTATCCAAATACCGACTGGTATGTCCTACAATTTTGTTATTAAATGTGTATGGTATAATAATGCGATTACTATTTCTTCCTTCTTCATCCGGAGTTACCCTGAACGGATAATCTTTGTAATTTATATTTCTACTTTCTAAATAATCAATGAACACTTGATGCTTAGGATTGTTACTATCAATTAATTCTGATTTTGGAAGAGCGACTTCATCAAACTTTATCTTCTTTTTCTTCTTGACAGTGCTATATAGTTCTACTAGATTCTTTTGCTTTAAACTGTCAAAATTCCACTCATTGATTTGTGAGTCATCTATTCCAATCCAATGCAGCAGCATTTTTGTGTTACCGCTGAATTGTCTACCCAAAACAAAGCCGCATTTAAATCCGCAATTAAAGCAGTGATATGACCAGTTGGTTCCCTCACTAAACTTTATTCCGCCGCGCATACGTTTATCAGGCTTATGCCCCCGATGATGGCAGCAGGGTGCATTCACACTTGTCCATCCACTTGATGTGTGCTTTTTTCTTCCCGGCAGTAGAGATAGAATGTCAAACATAATCTATATTATAACAGACTTGACAGAAAAATCAAGTATTATGGTAACTTAGCGAGATAGAATGTTTGTTACGGCACCAGCATTGCTGGTAAATGCCATGCGTATATATGGATGATATCCGTTAACCACATAACCATAAGTATCTGTTACGTTAGAATATGAAACATTGGAAATTGGATACCAATCGGTATCTACCTGACACGATCCTTCAATCAGAACAGAGCCAACATATTGATCATAAGTCGCCTGTAGTGTCAAGACTGGATTGTTATCAGTGCTGATAACACTGGTATAATAGGTATTAGCATTTGGATATTGATAATCTGGTGAAAGGTTTGCGTTATTCAGATTCGGAAATGCCTGTCCAGTCGGAATAGTCACTTGACTGGACGGGACAAACGCCGGAAGCACAGAATTAACTATATTAATATCTCCTCGTGCACCGCCATTTTGGTCCACAAATACAGGATAGTTTAAATTGCCGACTGGAATCTCAAGTGAGTAGTAACACTTTTGTGCATCAATGTCTGCCAGATCAGCGGCACCAAGGTCCAATGTTGCTATTCCTGTTAGGGGTAATTTTAGGTTTAATGTAGCTGCCAGCAGAATTGCATTGCCATCATAACTAAGTATTCTGCACGTGATAGATAAACCAGTAATGTCAATTGGCTTTTGTTCCTGATTAAGGAACTGGAATTGAATTTGATTGTCAACCCCTTTATTGAGGGTTAATGGTTTACTATATTGTGGCATATATATCCTCGGTGAAAAACCTGACTGGAGAATAACAATCTGCCGCTGAATGTATACAAAAACTGAGGTGGCATATGACATGTTAAATTGTTACCCTTTCCATCTTGTATTTAGTCTTGTATATATGAAAATATTAAGTTTTAATCACAAGACTAAATATAAAAAGTATGGATAATAATGATTTTTTTAACAAACTGACGCTGAATCACCCGTTTATTACGGTCTGTGCCTACGCAAGTCAAGATTACGTGGGCATAATTCAGAACAGAGATGACATGGTTACTACCATATATGATTATGGATCAATAGTGCAATCTGAATTGAGAGAAAGATTTTTAGAATTAGGGGAAATATGGTGGTGGGAATCAAATAGAACTATTCCCATTAATATTTTTTTGAAAAAGGATTGGGATGTTTTTAAACCATACTTAAAGACATTTAATAATAAAAGCTTGGTCATACTTCATGGACCGGTAGTAAGCATCACCGATTTCTTGAAAAAACGATCAAAGAGACGTTCAATTACTATGGTTAAACGTCTTCCTTAATTGACCAGTTTGGCATTCGCGAATGCTTCAGTTTGTCAAAATGATCTTCAATTTTTCTGAGTTCCGACAGCCTATCAATAGTCCACTGAATAATTACTGGTCGCATGTCACCACACGCCATATCAACCATGGCTTCTTCTCTCATGCGGACAAGAGTTTCAGTTGCTTCGTCATACTGAACAGGGTATTGAATAATATTTCGCATATTTTTATCCTTTTCTATTCATTTTCTTTAAATATTTTGTGCGTTTTTCTTTGGCCAGTTTCACATTCATGTCACTGGCTCGCTCATCAAACGTAATACCCAACAGATGATCTAATTCATGAAGGAATACACGGGCTTCAATGCCTGTCAATTGACGTTCAATTACCTCTCCGGAAGTGGATTGATATTGCACTGTGCATGATGCTGGTCGCTTTACCTTGAGCCACAATTCCGGAAAACTTAGACAACCTTCAATTTCAACAATGGGGTCATCATCGGGAAAAGATACAATCTGTGGATTAATACACACGACCATCTTGGTAAAGTTTCCCATAATAAATATACTCTTGCTGATACCAACCTGAGGGGCGGCGAGACCTACTCCGCCGTTTTCGGTTAGAATTCTAACCATATCTTTTACCAACTCAGTAGGATCACCATCAGTTTCAAAATCCCATGCAGTGGCTTCTGCATGAAGTTTTGGATCATTTTCTTTAAGTAGTTCCATCAATAATCCTTAATCATTTCTTAGAGTGTGCCAAATAATGTCACCCTCATTAACCCAAACGAGAATATTATCGCCTTGTTGAAAAAGTTCAGCACTTAATCCTTGACGCATTTCACCAAACGTAGTCTTTTCACCATTCGGTATTTTTGCACGTTCCCATCTGATTGAAGGCTGATTCTTAATCATCTCCGCGCTCCCTCAACTTCCGTTTTAGGGATTCATTTTCGCGTTTGATTTTGGAAATCTTTTCATGAGACCAACTGAGTTCTTCATAGTTGTCTATAATGGACGTAATCTCATCGCGATTGATTTCGCGCAACTCATCGCCTTCCGGTGTAACGAAAAGCGTGTTAACGTCCCAGTCAAATCCGAGATAAACATGTTTTACTGGAACGCTTCCAGCAGGACCCATTTGTCCAACGCGAAATACAGGAATGACAACCTGCACTTCTTCTGGATGCCGATGACGAGATACAATATTATCAATCATTGTCTTAAGTTCAATCAGATTCATTAATACTTCCTTCCGATATCAGATTCATATGGACCACAACGAGTTGCGCATAAGATATTGCGTGGCTACGTTTAAACTGATAGCCGTTATCATCTTTCTCCCAAACTGCTTGACTAATCTCTTTCCAAGACTTGCCAAGTAGATGTCGCTTTGCGGGGCGAATTGCTGCAAGAAACATAGCAAGACGAGGAATAGAGTCAATCGGCTCGGGCATTCTCTGAATGAAGTCGTAACTATTGTTGAGGTGAATTAATTGTTCAACAAACTCACGATTTTTTAGATTTGACCAATTAGGTTCACGCATCAATTCAATGATATGTTCTTCATTCTTCACATAGTTATACACGTGAACGTTAAGCAAGTCGAGCTTAAAATAACCGCGTTTGTCTGCTTCTTTGTAATCAACAGCAGCCATATCATGAACAGGATCGTAAGGTATTTCGGTGATATAGACACCGCTGTTGTGTTTGCGGATAGGATTTACTTTTCGCATACCAGCAGGGATATGTTTTATAAGTGACAAGATTTTGTCACGATCACCCAAATCAATGTCAATATCACTATTAATATTCATGCGAGGTGCGTAAAACCAGCAGCGATCAGTTTCTGATAGGCTTTCTGAGCAATGAATGCCTGACGCTCGGCGTCTTCAACGGCGATATGACTGGTCACATACCCATCATCCTTAACATTTACATTGGCAATTTTATATAGAGTGCGGCAGTCTCGGACAACCCAGAATTGGTATGGTATGTTGATTCCCAGTTGTCTCCACGCAGACTCAGCAATAGATATGTCAAAGGTTGCTCCGTTTGACCAAATACCATCAATGTTCCAGCAAAACTTTGCCAACTGTTCCATACAATCCTTAAATGGAATTCTTCCGTCTTCTCCCATTGCTCGTTCAATGGCTTCTGGTGATTGCGTTTCCCACCACTTCAAAGTTGACTCACTGATAGTGCGTCCGTATACTTCCGATTGTTCATCAATCATTGGAAGCAATTGCAATCGCTCAGTAACTCCGGTGCCGCTTGGATCAAATTTTACTGCACCAACAGATAGAATAACAGAGTCCGGTGTGGTATCTAAAGTTTCAAAATCAATCATAATCTCAATAGTCATTACTTATTATCTCCATTTTAATAAAAAATATGTATGTAGTTTTTCATCTACTATTTCATATTTGTCAGTTATGTTTCCACTAACGATATTCATTTTTATACCGTAGTTTTTTTCAACATAGTCTTCAAACTCATAGGCATCAAACTGTCCTGCGAGCGCATCAAGCGTTTCCATATACTCTGCGCGAATTTTCTTTAATATATCCCAATATTCCCAACGTTTCTTGCGAAAGTCAAGTTCTGGGTCTGATGGGTCTACATCAGCTAAGCTTTTTTTGGGAACCATTACCACAAACATTATCCTTATCTTATAACAGCAATTACTGTAAATGTCAAGAATTACTCACACAACTTCCAGTGAACATATGTTCTTTCATCTAAAATAATATGCCCGGATATCTTATACCATCTTCCCAAATAAACAGGATCACTATAGTGTTCGTAGCACCATTTTTCCAATTCGGATGACCCTTTAACCAATCTGTCAGTGCCCCAGACCGGTATTCTGATGAACTGCACCTCTTCCCAATTGCCGTTTATTTGGATTTTCTTTTTTATTTTTTGTGTTTGGGGGATTTGGTCTGTGATAATTTGAACTATCCCCATGTTAGATTGAACCATACGTAATCTTTCTGATATCTGAACTTGACATCCATCGTGTCTCCCTGATACACCCAGCGGCAGTGACGTTCATGCTTATCAATGTGTTCCTTGAGCCAGTTTATCACTTCTGCATATTTCTTTATAGAGCCATGGATATTTACGGATACTTCATGCCAGCCGGGTTTAGTATTTTCCCATCCACGACTTAAGTCATAGTGTTCTAACATGCTATTCCCATCTCAACAAGAATGCTATCAGGTCCGACTCAGTTTTAAACTCTAAGATCATACCCTCCCGTATCCATCCCGGAGTGCATGCATCTGCCCATTCTTCAATCTCGTTACTTTTTTCAACATAATATCTCCAATCAACGATAGTCAATAATGGAAGTTTAAAATAATCTATTTGCGAGAACTTCATAACCAAGAACTTCATAACCATCTCAGTGCAAATAGAATTGCTGAGCTTTCATTATCAAAGTAGAATGTTTTGATTGTTTTATGTTCTGGTCCAATAGGACGATTACTTATCCAATTGCGATATGTTCCAAGGAAACCATCACAGTTATACATTGCCCACATTTCTAAGTCGTCTTTTTTATTGTATGATATATTTTCATAATCAACATTGACTGTGATAATATCCTCAACCATCAGTATCCACCCACTTCCAACAGTTGCTTGACTTGTATGACCATATCAGCATCGCGTTTGAACTTTATTGCCCACTGCTCAGGGTTAATATATTCTAAAATATACTTTTGCTGAACCTCGTCCAATGCTTCAAGGAAGGAAATTCCGCTCGCACTGTGAAACAGCATCCATGGGCTAATCTTACCATTTATGATATATTGACAAATACGATTACGGTTCACATAACGTAAACAATCCTTGCTCTGAATTCCCGCTTCTTTGGCAAGATCAATTGTCGTTTCAATGCTGCGAGCAATGGCATCAAGCGGGTCTTCATCTTTAAGATATTGAATTAGAAATTTGTTATAGTTTACATCGCTGCACCAATTGTCAATCTTAATTTTGTTGTCAAGCAACCAATCAGCATAACGGTTTACGTTGATTACTTTGACATTTACGCAATAATGCCCAAACTTAACAAAAGCAATGTAATATGAAGATTTGGCAAAGTCCACGTAGGTAAGTTGTTTTTTAGTTGCCGTGTTTTTCTTGTAGAACCTAAGCCATGATTGAAAACCGATACGATTGCCAGCCAAGTCATGATCTTGCCATCTTCTTTTTTGTTCGCACAAATGGCTAATCATCGTTGTTTCCTTCTGGAAATAACGATTGCAGAATTCACACTGAAATTCTGATTTAATTTCCGAGGGCTTTTTCGTATTCTTTAATGTCTTGGTCGGTAATAATTTCACTTAAAATCTCAATTTCATCGTATTTAAGGGTAGGAAACTTTTCACCAAGATACATCTTTCTTTGATGGTTGTCAATAAAGACATCACTCAAAAGAGTAACATCCCCATCACTGGTCTTTGGGTATATTTTCTTGAAGTAGTCCTTGATTTCTTTTGACTTAGGAGATTCCCTGAGTTTGCTGACTCTATCTCTAATATGAGGAATCCATTGATGGAATTGTTTTCCAATGCCCGGACTTGCGGAGCATAACATTAGCCATTGCAATTTTGGATGCTTTTGCACGTTCTCGTTAAACATATGAAGATTAGCATGATATTCAGTGCTCTGTAGATAATATGACTGAACGTCACGGTTTGCTTTAATAGCACTGATCCAGTGAAGCATCATGAATGGTATGAACTTCTTCTGCTGATCAGCGGTCAATCTATCATAGTAAGAATAGTCTTTTTTGTCTATGGCGGCAAGTGCTTCAAACAAGTCAAAATCCTGTTTTTCAAATTTTTCTTCTACCGGGAGTTTTTCTTTAGCCATTAGATAGATAACCTTGCCCAAATTGATTTTTTATTTAGTTCTTCTTCAAACTGCGGATATACTTCGTTGAGTTTGGTTATGTCAACTTCGGTATATCCGCGTGTGCATTTATTGTAAATTTTATCATTGATGCTAAAATCAGAATCGGTTATAATTTTGGTTTGCAGCTTATTGCCTCTGCGACCCCAAAATATCATATATACTCCGAGTTCAAATATTGAAGCGGCATTTATGTGTGGTGCTTCCAATTCTATAACACCCCACACTTTATCGCTAATATCTTCTTTACACCAACCAATAAATTGATATTTCATCAGATTGCCTGTGGGTTTTGATAGACCATGTTTTTACCTTGATGTGAAATGACAAAAACAGATGCATCCATATCACTATTATACCACTTGTTCAAGCACTCAGCATATGCTTTATTAATTGCAGTATCAAGTTCATAATCTGGAATCTTCAAATCTTCCAGTTTAAATGGAATGTTTACAATTTCTGTTCCACCGGCAGTCCTACGCAGCATATGGAAAAATAAATTTGGTTTATAACCAGATGGCTCAACCTGAATGCGAGCGACCTTGGCATCACTCATTGCTTTAGGGCCTCATATGTGATGATGTGTGCGAATGCTTCGCCCAAATCTTTTTCAGATGGAATAATATGCAGGGAGGTGTTGGTGCGATCAGTCATAATATTATAATGGCTTACTTCCACAATCATGCCACCCGTAGCATTATATGTGCGAAATGTAGTGTTTGATGAGTTCAAACCATTAGTGGTATTATATTTGCGAAGGGGAAATCCAGTATCTGGCAATAAAACTGGTTCATCCTGAACCGTTTCCCATGCTTTGCGAGATTGTTTTAGAAACCACTTGTCAAACCATTTCATTATACATAATCCTTTTCAACAAGAATCATTTCAACTTCTGAACTCTTGCCATCAGTTGACAGTTCACCCAAATCTGCTAAATCAACGCCGTTATACTGAACTCCGGTTACAAGAACCCATCCTTCAACATCAGTAGTCATAAATGTCAACTTTTTTGGATCAAACTCATTATCCTCAAATTCATATGAGGAAAACACACCCTTTTCAAAACTCTGTCCCACAAAATATACATCACCGTCATTTAGGTGATCTTCTGCACGAATCTCTTCAACTTCATTGACCAATGCTCCTTGGTCAGTGAAATTTACAATCTCGGTTGAATCCACGATTATATTTTCAAGAGAATCATAAATGGTTACATAAGCATACTCAACATCTGCTCCACAATTATGAGCGATGTCATCACAATCATACCAATCGCCCGGAGAAAATGGACGAATATCTTCTGGAATTACTACTTCTTCATTTTCTTCAAAAAAATCAGAGTTCCAGCAGTAATCCTCAAGATCAAGTTCGTTTTCTTCAAAAACATCATAGAACTTACGATTTACTTTTCCTACTGTAATTTCGCCGCCGCGACCCGCGATTTCAATCCTATACTTCATTTCTTCTTTCCTTTCTTTTTAGACGGAACAGTCAATTCAACATCTGGATATAAGTTGCGAATTACGCCCATAATATCAGATTCTTTATTTTTCTTCTGGAACTCTTGAATTAGCGATTCTTTAATCATGTTTTTTCCTTAAAATGCTTGGCTATAGTCAACAATTTCACAATTTCTGCTTATTTCTTTAACAAAGTATACACATCTTGGTTTTTCTCCATCATCAATTGGAACACATAAAAACTGGCCGTTTCTAAGTCTCGGGGCAAACCATGTGACATCTGGATAGATGTCTAAAATTTCAATAGGCAAGAATGACGGGGAGAAAGATGACAATGGATTAAATTCAAAAGCATTAAATCCTCTGTCATTAAGGCTTGATAATGGAAGAGTTTCCAGATCACCGTGCTCTTGCTCACCAATTAGTATTTGCCAATCAACTGGCATTTTTATTGTCATATCACCTATCTTAAGAACTAAGGCAGGAGAACTAAATGATTCCAAAAAAATCAATGGGATGAAGTGGTAATCTACATTGGATGGAGTGGAGTTATCAAGGATTGCAAATCTAACATCATCTACTTCATCTGGGAGATTATCTAAATTAAATTTTTCATTTTCTAATAGAAGTATGTTCATGATTAAACTATAGCAAATTTTTGCTTAATTGTCAACATATTAGATGTCCAATTTTTCTGTTGTAAAGGGATATTCTGCTTCTTTATAAAAAACCTTACGTTGTGTTAGGTGGCGTTTTGCGAACTTACAAGTGCTTGTAATATCCCAAATCTGCACAAAGTCCTTATCTTCTGCTTTTCTTACACCACGCCCAATGCTTTGAATAACACGAACAAACGACTTGCCAGGCTCAATAAGTACCAAGTTAAAGATACGAGGAATATTGATACCGACAGCAGCAACACCATACGTGGCAACGATAATTTTGTCATCACTTGTTGCAATTTCATCATATTCTTCTTTCCTTTCTGTTAATTTAGTATTACCATTAACAAACACTGCGTTTGGTAATCTGTTTACTAATTCTTTACCCGCGTTAACACGGTCAACGAGAACCAACGTATTTCCGGTCTCAGTAATTTTTATGATTAATTCGCTGATTCTATCCAGCCTCTTTTCATCTTCTAAAAGATGCTTGAGTTCTGATTGATAATTTGCAAACTCTTTGTTATCTTTCATCTGAATGATGTTCACATGGCAGTTAGCAAGGACGCCTTTATCCTGTAGTTCTTTAGCCGATAGATTTCCAACAACAGGCCCAAGGGACACGAGAAGTGATACCCTATCCATTTCATCTTTAGGAATAGTTCCTGTGAGGCCCCATCTAATCGGAATTCTGGAAAGTAATCCGGTTAATAGCGTTTGTAAAATATTACCTTTAATTGAATGTGCCTCGTCAACAATCACGCATATTACGTCATCCAAGAAAGAGTTACGCAACTCTGGATCAATTTCAGAATCTGTCTTTTTATTTAAGAGGTTGTCCAATGATTGCCAAGTACAGATTGTGTGGGTTTTTCCGTATTCCTTGCGGTCGCCAAAATACACGCCAACATTTAATCCAAGATTGATGTAGTCTGCCTCGGTTTGCACAACAAGAGATTTGTTAGGAACAATTACAAGTGATCGCCCATACTTTTCTACACTCTTAGAGAGTGCAGCAGTTATCAGAGTCTTTCCAGCACCAGTGGCAATTTCTTGTAGCGACTGTGGATTTGACAGGAAGTTGTTTACGATTTCTACCTGATAATCGCGTAACATAATAGGTTTGTCTTCGGCTGGGTGTCCTTTTGGCCACTTCTTATCAGCAAAGGTATCTTCTTTAATTAAATCAAATGTCAGGTCTTGGCTGCGCTGTCTTCGGTCATCAAGTTCAATATCATAATCATTATCAATTAAGTATGGAACAATCTGATCTAATAGATTTAGATAGGTGCTTCCTGCTAAAGAAAAGTAACTGATTTTACCATTCCATCTACCTAATCTTACAGCAGGAAGATATTTTGCACCGGGTTTTTCATATTCAAATTTTTTCATTAGTGCTCTGCGAGTGTCTAATTCAAGACCTTCAATTTTTACATTACACTCGTCTTTTATTATTATTTTTGCTTTCATTTTGCCTCAATGGGGCGAGAATCTTTAAGAACTATCAGTTTGCCCATTCCCGGATAGTTCATATTTACGGTGCTGTCATATAGAGTTATTAACATAAAGTGTTCCGGCGAAGTTTTACCTGGAGGAAAAAGCGTTATGCCATTTTCTACAAATACTGCCTGAACTTCTTTACCAATTTTACTATAATTAATTCCTCTTCCCCATAGGACATTAGAACAACCCAATGATTTAATCATCTTGACGAGATTAGCACCATCTGAGGCTTCTATTTGTACGCTACGGTCAGCAGCAAATTTCAAAGTAGGATCATTCTTGGTCAACTCTGGATCAATCTTTATTCCATACTGAGACAGTTTATACAATGTAAGAGGTTCAAGCGTGAGTTCAATGTCACTTATAGCCTCTAGGAGAGGCGCTGAGCATGCTACAAGCATTAGTCTGCCATTCACCATCATTAGCGTTGGGTCCCAAACTGTAGTCGTTTCATATCGCTTTAAACTGTCCAACAAAACTTGTGAGGTTTCACAGAACTTGACCGTAGGAAAGTATTTATAAAGTTTGGTTGCGGCAATATTGAATGCACGAGTAGAAAACTTTGATTTGTATATCTTCAATTCTCTATTCCACTCAAACGAATTGTGGGGAATATCCCTGAATGACGAGATAAATGTTTTATTAAATGGAACACGAATGATGATTTCATCGTCATCAATAGACACTACTGCACCAGTATATTCTGGTGTGCTTTCAACAATCGTGGATTCCCAAGGAAGCAGCATAACGTCTTCCTTCTTGATATTGTTCTTGGCTAACTGCTTACCATACTTTTCAATCAGCCTATCAAACAGATCGGCTTGATTGGATGTAACGCGCATGTTCTTTTGAACCATCGATTGCAGGTTTGCCAAGAACTTATAGTCATACTGGCTGAGAGAAATCTTTCCTACCTGTAGGAAGAAATACAGCAATTGTTCTTTCTTTTCCATGTTCTAACTATACCACAATCTATTATAAATGCAAGAAAAAAGGGGAGGCGGAAGCCTCCCCCTGAGTTTACCGGTGCGGTGTGCTACCGGAGAGAATATGCTTAGAGTTTTTGACGAATTCGTACAGTATCAAATAGTGCGATAAGACCAAGACAGAATGCTAAATTTTCTATACTGCCCCATCGACCATCCATAACCCTGATTGCTATTACCAAAACAATAAGTTGTAAGATAGTCCAGAGCCATGCGATAATATAATTGATAATATCGGTTTTCATTTCATTTCTCCTTAGTGACGACGCATTACGGTGCTTTCCGCAAGTGCCTTCCAGTTCTTAGGTGAGATTTTGATCAAATCAGCGATTTTGAGAGCGGTACGAATAGACAGTTCACGGAGTTTATGGTTGTTAGCTTCCATGAAATCAAGAACTTCTTGTCCTTCATTATTTTCAAAATTATAATCGCCAAACAGCCCATTTTCCGCATCGCGATTAACTTGACGAATACGAAGCATTTTGTCGCGCTCCGAGTCAATAGTCAAATCAACGAAGTGGCAACGTGACTCCAGTGCTTCAAGGTGATCTTGCAACTTCTTAGAACGAACGTTTTCAAACTTAAGGTTTGTAATGAAAATTGCCGAACCCTTAAAGTCAAAACTATTGGGGATTCCTTCATCCCGAAGAAGGCGAGAATCCGAGTTCCAGCAGATGCGACGACGCTTACCACTATCAAGAGCGGCCTTAAGAATGTTCAGGGAAAGTTCGTCAGCAAAGACACTATCACAGTCATCAAAGACCAGAACATTCTTCTTGTCACTATACTTGTAAAGTTGTGCGTAAAGCCCCAAGGCAGTCATGGCACCCTTCACAACATTGTGACGAATTTTGTTACCAGAGAGTTGGTCAAACAAAGCAGACTTTTCAAGCTGTTGCTCAACGCCAAACGACTTGCCAACGCCCGGAGGCCCCGAGACAATCATCGCCTTCACATCGCCACGGATACAAGCAGCAGCCATGTCATCCAGAATCTGGAAACGGTTGGAAATGCGATCCATTGCTTCTTCGTCAGTTTCAGTCACAACGATAGGCTTGCTGCCCTTTGAGACCGTAGTATTATTAACTTCATCGTCAATAATTTCATAATGCGATGTACTATCCACTTTAATCCTTACTTTGTTGCAATCCACGGGAAACTTATCATCATTAAGAACGGTGATGAAAGAGCCGTGAACCCCTTCTTGAATGCCCTTGAGCATCACGAACTCCCGATTGATTACAGGCTTGCCGCGAAATTCACCATACTTTACGAGAACATTATGCATGACTATCTCCTATCGTGTTCAGTGGAGCCACTTTACCGACAGGAGATATATATGTCAAGCAGAAAAAACACTGATTTTAGAAAAACCTTCATCTTCTGTTGGGTGCGTAAAAGACTTAACCATAGTCCCCAGAATATGCTGCGGGATGGTCTTGCCCTTACGAGAGTTGAGCCTATGTTCCCATTCATCCGGCTCAGGAGTCGGAAACACCACCGCTTCAAAAGTATATCCATGCCCCTTGAAGAAATCAATGAACTTCTTGCGGGACTTCACTGACAGGTTGGTGCGATCAATGATGACACTGTTGCCATTTTCTGCGCACAGAATAGCATCATCCCACATAACTTTTTCTGCAAATCCGACCAGTTCCTTAAAGGCTTGATCATAAGTATAACCATACTTAAGTGCAATTTCATCAATGATCTTGTCGGTGGATAGGACCGTATCGTGCCAATGCTGCTTTTGCATCTTGTGCATGGTAGTCCACGTGGACTTTCCACTTCCTGGTAGTCCACATAAAATGATCACAGTTTTCATTGTTGATGATGTTCTCCTCTGCGTACCATTCCTGCTGAAATGCTACACGACCTTTTATGGTAATAGAATTCATTAAGCCTATTTGGATTGCAGTTTCTGCCCATACGTTTCATTCTTTCTATATAAGCACGACGTTCTTTATCAAGCTCAGCCGCAGTCTCAGACAAATAATCTGCTATTTTTTCACGTTCCTGTTTTACGGCATCTTCAATCATTTCTTGTGTAGTCTTAGTCATCTTCTTTATCCTTCAATAGATTGCGGGTTCGTTCCACGATACAGTTGCCCTTGTCTTCCAAAAAATGTGCCTGACAATAGCCATGATGATCATGATGACATGGTTCATCGTGAATGTCAAGCCATTCTTGTAGCAGTTTGGTTAATTCGTTAGTCATACACCCGGCGAACGCCCTCCATACTCCAGAAAATCTTCAATGTCTTCTTTCAGACAAAGACCATCACAGTAAGTGCCATCATAGAATGCAGTTTCACCAAAGAAATCCTTAACATATGGA